ATGTCGTCTGAACAGACCCTCGACGCCTCCGGGCGTCCCCATCTGACCCCGCGAGACCTCGCCTTCCGCTGGGGCAAGGCCGCAGCCACCATCGCACGCTATCGCTCGGACGGCTGCGGCCCGCGATTCCTCAAAATCGGCGGTGCCGTGCTGTACCGCCAGGAAGACGTTGAGCGCTTCGAGCTCGAGAACCTCTTCGCCAGCTCGAGCAGCCGTTCCGAGGAAACCGAGTGCGACATCGCTACCAGCCAACACGCCGCAACCCCGTACCTGCAAGGAGCCGCAGAATGAACCTCGTCGCACTCCAACACGCCATGCACCTTCCCCCGGCCCACTACGCCGAGGTGCCACTGGACACGTACCGTCAGTTCATCGCCCAGGTCGAGCAGCTGCACGCGTTCACCAAGGAGGTGCGCGCATTTGCCGATCAGATCAATGAACTGCGGTACGGGGATCTGGCCCGCACCGCAATTCTGGCAACCGGCCGCGACCACGGCACGGTCCGCATCGACGACCACGGCCAGACCGTGAAGTGCGAACTGGTGAACAACGTGGTTTGGGACCAGGCCAAGCTGAGGCAACTGGCGTGCAATATCGCCGCCTCGGGCGACATCCCCGAGCAGTACATGACCATCACCTACAAGGTGTCGGAGAACAAGTACAAGAACTGGTCCGACGTCTTCCGTAAGCAATTCGAGGCGGCTCGTATCGTGCGCCCCGGCAAGTCCACCTTCACGCTGGAGCAGCCCCAAGTCGTGCTCGCCGGTCAGGAGGCATGGCAATGACGCTGCCCATCATCAGTGCCGAGCGGCGCCTGGCCGAGCCCCGCTGCGCCAAGATCGTCCTCGTCGGCATTCCCGGCGCGGGCAAGACCAGCCAGCTCAAGACGCTGCCCGAAGACAGCACGCTGTTTGTCGATCTGGAGGCGGGCGACCTGGCGGTGCTGGACTGGTATGGCGACACGCTGCGCCCGCGCTCGTGGCCCGAGTTCCGTGATCTGGTCGTGTTCCTGGCCGGCCCCAACCCGGCGGCCAGCCCCGACCAGCCGTACTCGCAGGCGCACTTCGAGGCGGTGTGCAAGCGCTATGGCGAGCGGGCGCAGTTGCGGAAGTACAGCACCTACTTCGTGGACTCGATCACCGTGCTGTCCCGGCTGTGCCTGGCCTGGGCCAAGACGCAACCGCAGGCGTTCTCCGAGCGCACCGGCAAGCCGGACACGCGGGGCGCCTACGGCCTGCTCGGTACCGAGATGATCGCGGCGCTCACGCACCTGCAGCACGTGCGCGACAAGCACGTCGTGTTCGTGGCGGTTCTGGAAGAGAAGGTCGATGAGTTCAACCGGCGGTTTTTCGCGATCCAGCTTGAGGGCAGCAAGACCGCGCTGGAGCTGCCCGGTGTCATCGATGAGGTGATCACGCTGGCGCTGCTGCGCCCCGACGCACCGGCGGAAGGGGAGGCGGCTGTCGCGCCCGCGGAGCCGTTTCGCGCGTTCGTCACCAACACCGACAACGTCTGGGGCTACCCGGCCAAGGACCGCTCCGGGCGGCTGGATGCCCTGGAGGAGCCGCACCTGGGCAAGTTGATCGCCAAGACCGCGGCGCCGCGCAAGCCTGTGCCGCTCGCTGGCGCCACAACGCAACCGAATTTTTCCTGAATCCTGAGAACTAGACCATGACGTTTTGGAACGACTTCAACGATGCCAGCCGCCAAGTCGGCTTTGACCTGATCCCCAAGGGCACGCTGCTCAAGGTCCGCATGACGATCCGCCCAGGCGGCTATGAAGATCCCTCCCGCGGTTGGACCGGCGGCTGGGCCACCGAATCCGAGCACACCGGCAGCGTGTATCTCGCCGCCGAATTCGTGGTCCTCGAAGGGCCGTATGCGAAGCGCAAGCTGTGGTCGATGATCGGCCTGCATTCGCCCAAGGGCGACGAGTGGGCCAACATGGGTCGCTCGTTCGTGCGCGCCACCCTCAACTCCGCCCGCAGCGTGCATCCGGACGACAACGGCGCCCAGGCCCAGGTGGCTCGACGCATCCGCGACTTCGGCGAGCTCAACGGCCTCGTGTTTATCGGCCGCGCCGACGTCGAGCTCGACAGCCGGGGGGATGACCGCAACGTGATCCGGCAGGCGGTCGAGCCGGACCACAAGGCGTATGCGGCGCTCATGGGCGGCGCCGCGCCCGCGGCGAACGTCGGCAACGCCGGTGTTGGCGGGGCGCATGGGCCCGCCGCGCAGGCACCGGCACAGGCCGCGCAAAACCGGCCGGCAGGCGGCTTCGCCCGCCCGGCATGGGCGCAGTGAGGAGGGACCGTGCAATGCTGGGTTTGTCGCCAACAAGCACGTGGCTACCGGCACTCGGACCTGCGCTTCCGCGTGGGCGATCCGCGTCGCCATCCACCCGACTGGGCCTTCTGCTCTCGCCGCTGCCAGGACGCCTTTCACGCGATGTACGGGGCTTGGCGCGAGACCGAGCCGCCGTTGTCCGAATCACTCACGAGGGAGGCGCACATGCCTGAGACCACAGCGCAGCAGCGTGCTGCGATGCGCCGATGCCTGCGGCCGTTCGGGCAGGTGGCCGGCGAGATCGGCTTCGACAAGCCGTTGGCCCACTACTCCGAAGAAGAGGCCCTGCGGGTGATCGGGGCCATCGTGTTCGCGTACACGGAGGCAATGGCGCTCGACGCGCCCCGTGCCCAGGCCACCTCGATGGGCCAGAGGCGTTCCGTAGGACTGTCGGCGGATGCATTCGCTGACTTGGAAGATGACATTCCGTGGTAACCGAGATGCTGGATTTCAATCACCGCCCCAAAACCCGCAGCACCATCGATCCGCGCCGCACCAAGCGGGCCGCGAGGCCGCGCCCGCTGGTGACCATCCGCACGGTGCAGCGGTTGCTGCTGCGTCACGTCCCCGCGCCGATCACCGGCCTGCTGCCGGAACAGCGCCTGATCGTGGCGGTGCTCTGCCAGGCCATCGCCGATGCGCGCTATGCGGACCGAAAGCACCTGCAGGAGGACGCCGAGCGCTTCCTGCGCGGCGACGATCTCGCGCAGGTGGCCGGACTGATCGACCTCAATCCCGCGTTCGTTCGCGAGGTGGCGGTCAAGACCGGCTATCTCCTGGAGGCCCCTGACGAACTGCAAGAACGGAGCGTCCATGCTCGACTTCAATGACAGCCCACCGCAGGGCCAGGAGGTCGCTCGTCCCGCATCCTCGGACGGGGAGCGGGAGCGCATCCGGGGCCTGCTGCTCGACCGGCTGGACTCGGTGCTGGCCATCCTGTTTCCGGCCGGCAAGAAGCGACGCAACAAGTTCGTGATCGGCGACATCCAGGGCAACCCGGGCGACAGCCTGGAAATCGTGCTCGACGGCGAGAAGGCCGGTTTGTGGACGGACCGCGCGACGGGCGACGGCGGGGATGTGTTCGCCGTGATCGCGGGCACGCTGAATGTCGACGTGCAGACGGAATTCCCGAGGGTGCTGGTGCGCGCTGCCGACCTGCTTGGTCTCGCCAGCACGCAGCGGGTGCGCGGCAAGCGCCGCGAGCCGCCGACGGACGACCTCGGCCCTGAGACCGCCAAGTGGGACTACCTGGACGCCGCAGGCAGGCTGATCGGGGTGGTGTATCGCTACGATCCGCCCGGCCGGGGCAAGGAGTTCCGACCGTGGGACGCCAAGCGCCGCAAGATGGCCCCGCCAGATCCGCGCCCGCTGTACAACCAGCCGGGCCTGGCGAGTGCCACGCAGGTCGTGCTGGTCGAGGGCGAGAAATGCGCCCAGGCCCTGATCGATGCCGGCATCGTCGCGACCACGGCGATGCACGGGGCGAACGCGCCGGTCGACAAGACCGACTGGTCTCCGATGGCTGGCAAAGCCGTACTGATCTGGCCCGACCGGGACAAGCCGGGCTGGGAGTATGCCGACCGGGCGTCGCAGGCGATCCTGCAGGCGGGCGCGTTGTTGGTGGCCATCCTGTTGCCGCCGGACGACAAGGCGGAGGGCTGGGACGCAGCGGACGCGATCGAAGATGGGTTCGACGTCGGCGGCTATCTGGCCGCCGGCGCGCGGGTGCCCGTGGTGCCGGAGGTCGACGACACCGTGTCGACAGACGTGCTGGAGGGCGTGGACTGGGAAACCGAGGACGGGCTGGCTACGGCCTTCACGCGCCGCTATGGCGACGACTGGCGCTACTGCTCCCTGTGGGGCAAGTGGCTGGTGTGGACCGGCGTGCGGTGGAATCCCGATCAGCTGCTCTACGTTACCCACCTGTCGCGCGGTGTCTGCCGAGCGGCCTCGCTCAAGGCGGAAGCGCCGCGGCAGAAGGCCAAGCTGGCGAGCTCGTCGACCATTGCCTCGGTCGAGAAGATCGCCCGTTCAGACCCCAAGCACGCGGCCACGGCCGACGAGTGGGATGCCGACATGTGGGCGCTCAACACCCCCGGCGGGGTAGTCGACCTGGGCACGGGCCAACTGCGAGCGCATCGACGTGAGGACCGGATGACGAAGGTGACCACAGCGACGCCAAAGGGTGACTGTCCGACCTGGCGGCAGTTTCTCTCGGAAGTCACGGGCGGCGACGTCGAGCTGCAAGCCTACCTGCAACGGATGGCGGGCTACGCGCTGACCGGGTCGACGCAGGAGCATGCGCTGTTCTTCCTGTACGGCACGGGCGCCAACGGCAAGTCGGTGTTCGTGAACACGCTGGCCACGATCCTGGGCGACTACGCGGTCAACGCGGCGATGGACACCTTCATGGAAACGCGCGCCGATCGGCATCCGACCGATATGGCGGGCCTGCGCGGCGCGCGCTTCGTGGCGGCCATCGAGACCGAGCAGGGACGGCGCTGGGCGGAATCCAAGGTCAAGAACCTCACCGGTGGCGACAAGATCTCCGCGCGCTTCATGCGCCAGGACTTCTTCGAGTTCTTCCCGCAGTTCAAGCTGTTCGTCGCGGGCAACCACAAACCGGCCATCCGCAACATCGACGAGGCGATGAAGCGACGGTTGCACCTGATCCCGTTCACGGTGACGGTGCCGCCTGAGCGGCGTGACAAGAACCTGCAGCAAAAGCTGCTGGCCGAGCGCGACGGCATCTTGGCGTGGGCGGTTCAGGGTTGTCTCGACTGGCAGCAATTGGGCCGGCTCGATCCCCCGCAACAGGTGCTGGACGCGACGGAGGAGTATTTCGAGGGAGAGGACGCGCTGGGCCGCTGGCTGGACGAACGTTGCGTGCGAGAGATCAACGCCAAGACGCTGACCGCCGAGTTGTTCAACGACTGGAAACAGTGGGCTGACTCGGCTGGCGAATTCGTCGGATCGCAAAGGCGCTTCTCCGATCTGCTGATTACCCGCGGGGTCGAGAAATGGCGCAACACAGCGGGTTTGCGGGGCTTCCGTGGTGTGAGCCTGAAGCATCCGCCGATGCCGACCTATAGCCCGTACTCGGACAACTGAGCTTCACGCCGACACATCCGACCGACGCAGCTGACGTACTACGTCGTAACTCCTACGCGTACGTGCGCGTACACGCACCTCAAGGGCGTTTCGATGTACTGCGCCAGCTGCGTCGGTCCGAACAAAACGAAGGACTGAAACCATGACGACGACCCATGTCGCCCAACATCAGAACAGCAAGCTTGGCCGGGCATTGCAGCCGTTGATGTTCCGAGACTTAGGAGGTGTGGCATGAAGATTCCCACACCGTCCTACAAATCCGCACTGGCCCGCACGCAGCCCGAGGTCACGGACCTCGAAGCGTTCAAACGGCAAGGCTGGCGGGATCAGCGCATCCTCGTGGTGAACGAATCCGACGACCGCCTGGACTTCCTCGAACGCGAGCTGGTGCGCCGCATCGGTGACCGGCTCTACGGTGAGGGAGGCAAGCGCCATGACCGGTAGCACGACCGCCTGGACACTTGATTCCGTCGCAGCGCGTTTCGAGGAGGCGGCTCGTACAGGGCGCACGCTTCCACCCGTCCGCGTGCAAGGCTACTTCCGTGTCTGGCCACAGATCGTGCGCGAGCAATGGGAACGCCTGGCAGCGGACGACCAGCCGCGTCACTACTATCCGCCCAGTCCTGCGGCCATCGACCGGATGCTGGAGACGATGCGGTGGGTGCAGTGGCTGGACGTGGACCACCGGCACCTCGTCTGGATGCGCGCGCAAGGCGACGAATGGCGGTACATCGCCAAGCGTTATGCATGCTGTATCAAGACGGCACAACGGCGCTGGCAACGTGCCATGCAGACGGTGGTCGACCGGCTCAATGGAGGCGAGCAGGTCGGCCGTGCGTGAAATTACGCAATATTGGCAATGCCTGCGGAATATTGCGAAGGGTTGCTAACGGTTGATAAGCCAACGCAAAAAGGGGGGTGTCGCATCTCCCCCGAAAAGCGGTACATTTACGCCTATCGTGACGACATGAGCGCCGGGGCCGCGAGGCCCCCCAGAGGGCGAAGGGGTCCTTCCTGGCCAAAGCGCAATACGGGAGGCACAAGCGCAAGGCTTGCCCACCGTCAGGGTGCGAACCGAGGTTCGCACGGTGCGCAGTTCGCACCCCCGTCCGGTACGCACTACCCCATTCCACGCCCACCCACGGCCCGACCGTCGGCGGGCGTTTTCATTTGCACGCGGCCTGCGCCGGGATCCGTTCCCGCGCGGGCCGTTTCCTTTTGGGAACCCGAAACAGAACATGCTCAACGTCGAGTACCGCAAGGTCGCGGCGCTGATTCCCTACGCTCGCAATCCCAGGACCCACAGCGATGAGCAGGTGGCCAGGATCGCCGCCAGCATCGTGGAGTACGGCTGGACCAACCCGGTCCTGGTCGATGGCGAGAACGGTGTGATCGCGGGCCATGGGCGCCTGGCCGCCGCGCGCAAGCTCGGCATGGACGAGGTGCCGGTGATCGAACTGGCTCACCTGTCACCGACGCAGAAGCGCGCGTTGATCCTCGCCGACAACCGTATCGCGCTCGACGCGGGATGGGACGACGAGCTGCTGGCGCTGGAATTCGCCGAACTGGCCGACGCCGGCTACGACCTGGCCCTGACCGGTTTCAATGACGCCGAGATTGATGCGCTATTGGCCGATCAGCTGGACGACGCGGAGGGCGACAGCGAGGCGGACGGCGAGGAGCCGGATGCAGCGGATGATGTGCCCGACGCCGCTGCGGTGTCGGTGTCCCGGCCGGGCGACGTCTGGCTCCTGGGCGAGCACCGTCTGATCTGCGGCGATGCCGCCGACAGCGACGTGATCGCGACCCTGATGGCGGGCCAGCAAGCCGCCCTGTGTTTCACCTCGCCGCCCTACGCCAACCAGCGCAACTACACCACCGGCGGTATCGCCGACTGGGACGTGCTGATGCGCGGCGTGTTCGACAACGTGCCGATGGCCGGCGGCGGCCAGGTGCTCGTCAACCTCGGGTTGGTCCACCGCGACAGCGAGGTCGTCCCGTACTGGGATGCTTGGATCGGCTGGATGCGCACGCAGGGCTGGCGGCGCTTCGGCTGGTACGTCTGGGACCAGGGGCCGGGCATGCCGGGTGACTGGATGGGGCGCCTGGCGCCGTCGTTCGAGTTCGTCTTCCACTTCAACCGCGAGGCCCGGCGGCCGAACAAGACGGTGCCGTGCAAGTTCGCCGGCCGGGATGAGCACCTGCGCCCGGACGGCACGTCGACCTCGATGCGGGGCCGGGACGGCGTTCGCGGGAGTTGGACGCACGAGGGCAAACTTACCCAGGACACCCGGATCCCGGATTCGGTGATCCGCGTGATGCGGCACAAGGGCAAGATCGGCCGCGACATCGACCACCCAGCGGTGTTCCCGGTCGCGCTGCCGGAGTTTGTGATCGAGGCGTATTCGGATGCCGGCGACATGGTGTTCGAACCCTTCGGCGGCAGCGGCACCACCATGCTGGCCGCCCAGCGCACCCAGCGGCAGTGCCGCAGCGTCGAGATCGCACCCGAATACGTGGACGTAGCGATCAAGCGCTTCCAGCAGAACTACCCCGAGGTGCCGGTGACGCTGCAGTCGACCGGCCAGCCTTTCGCGGCCGTTGCGGCTGAGCGCTTGGCGGACGAGGAGGTGGCGCCATGACGGCTTCCTGGCTCGCAGGCAAGATCGAGCACTGGGCGATCCAGCGGCTCGCCCCCTATGCCGCCAATGCCCGGACCCACTCCGACGAACAGATCGCGCAGATCGCGGCCAGCATCGTGGAGTTCGGGTTCACCAATCCGATTCTTGCTGGCGGCGACGGTGTCATCGTCGCAGGGCACGGACGCCTCGCCGCTGCCATGAAGCTGGGCCTGCAGCTGGTGCCGGTGGTGGTGCTGGACCACCTGAGCCCCACGCAACGGCGGGCACTGGTGATCGCGGACAACCGCATTGCCGAGAACGCGGGCTGGGACGAAGTCGTGCTGCGCGCCGAGCTGGCTGCGCTCGACGCGGCGAACTTCGACCTGTCGTTGACGGGCTTCGACGCGGACGCACTGGCCGATCTGATGGACGGGGAGGAGGGCGACGGCCAGGCGGAGGAGCCTGTGCTGCCGGAGGTACCCGAGGAACCAGTCTCCCGTCCGGGCGACGTCTGGGTGTTGGGCAGGCACCGGCTGCTGTGCGGGGACGCCACCGTCGCGGAGAACTACGACAGGCTGTTGCAGGGCGAGCCGGCGGACATGGTCTTTACAGATCCCCCATACAACGTGAACTACGCCAACACGGCCAAGGACAGGCAGCGCGGCACGAGCCGGGCCATCCTGAACGACAACCTGGGCAGGGGCTTCTACGATTTCCTGCTGGCGGCGCTGACGCCGACTATCGCCAACTGCCGCGGCGGTATCTACGTGGCGATGTCTTCCAGCGAACTGGACGTGCTGCAGGCGGCATTCCGCGAGGCGGGCGGGCGCTGGTCAACCTTCATCATCTGGGCCAAGGACCGCTTCACGCTTGGGCGCGCGGACTACCAGCGGCAATACGAGCCGATCCTCTACGGATGGGCCGAGGGTGCGCAGCGCCATTGGTGCGGCGACCGCGACCAGGGCGATGTCTGGCAGATCAAGAGACCTGCCCGCAACGACCTGCACCCGACAATGAAGCCGGTGGAACTGGTGGAGCGAGCAATCCGCAATTCGAGTCGGCCGGGGGACGTGGTGCTCGACGCGTTCGGTGGTTCGGGTACGACGCTGATTGCGGCGGAAAAGGCGGCGCGCGCTGCGCGCCTGATCGAACTGGATCCCAAATACGCCGACGTGATCGTCAGGCGCTGGGAGGAGTACACCGGGGAGCAGGCTATCCGCGAGGCGGCAGACCGAGAGGTGTGCGCCAGTTGAGCAGCGTCTTGGCTGCTGGTTCCGCTGTCTGCTCCTCCGCAATGCGTTTGAGCAGCAGCAGGCTCTGGCGATCGCGGGGCAACACCATGCTCAGCAGGCGGATGGCATGCTCGATGGAGAGGTCTGGGCGGCGGTTCTGGATCAACCAGCGCAGCGCCCGCTCGCGCTCGGATGCGTGGGTATGGGGAAGGTTGAGGTTGCGCATTGTGTGCTCCTTGGCGTTGAACGTTGCGATGACGGTAGTAACGCGCTGGCAGCAGACAAAGCCAAGCGCCACCCGCAACGCGGGCGGCATTCCGTTGGGGACTTACGCCGAAAGTTCGTCGGCGATTTCGCAGGCGGCCACAAAGGCCGTCAGGTGGGGCAGGTCACGCGGGATGCCGTAGATTTCGCTGAGCCCACCGTTCGTCTTGCGCTGCATCCACGCGGCCGCCGTGGCGTCGATGGCGGCGGCAAGCATCTGGCCGGCGTGGAGGGCATTCAGGACCTCATCCGCAAAATGCCGCCCAAACGAACTGTCGAGAAAGAGGCGCGTCGCCTCTAGCGACGAGCCTGTGGCTTTGGAGACGGTTGTCATTGCCAGGGGCCAGGCTTCGTCGGCGCGCCCCTTCATCGTGCCGTAGAAGCCCCAGCCTTCGTTACGGGTGGTGGGTATCTGGTCGGTGGTGGGCATGGTGTGCTCCTTCTTGGGCGTCGTTGTGATGGCACCAGTAACGCGCTGTGCGAGCCGAAAGCCAAGGCTGGAGAGCAAACACTCCGCAGCGTGCGGGCACAGTGCCCCGCATGCTGTGTGGTGCGGGGACGCACTCGCAGCGTGGTGCCTATCGCGAACGCGACGCTACTTCGCGCCAGCGCGGAAACCGCCCAGGAGGGCGGCACCGCAATGCAGCAGGTAGATCAAATTTCGGGGTCTTTGGGGTAAAGGTCCCCGCTGGTGATATCGGCGACGTAGACGACGTCGCGGAAGTCGCCGGGCTCATCGGCGATGCTGACGCCGCCGATGGCGGTGAGCGCAACGCCGTATTTGCGCGTGAGGGCGGTGAGCTCGGTGACGAAGGCGTTGTAGTTGGCGGTGGTGATGTCCATGTTGGTGTCCTTGGTTGATGTCGTTGCGACACCTGTATGAACGCGCTGTTCCGGCCACAAGCCAAGCGCTGTCCCCAGCTTTATGCGGGGCCGCCGCAATCGCAGTCGGCCCCGTACGCCGTCAGGCCGATTGGTCGCCGTCTTCGGTTTCGATCCGGTAGACGCGTTCGCTGCCGACCGATTTCTCGGAGACGATCGTCAGCCCGAGCCGCTTCTTGAAGGTGCCGGCAAACGCGCCGCGCACGGTGTGGGCTTGCCAGCCGGTGGCCGTGCAGATTTCGGTGATCGTTGCCCCTTCCGGGTGGCGCAGCATCGCGATTACCTGGGCCTGCTTGCTGTTCTCGCGCGTGCGCGGTGTCTTGCGCGCCGGCTCGGCCTCTGGAGCGGGTTCTTCGGGCTGCGGTGCTTTGAGCCCCAGTGCGTTGTAGCCTTCGGCTGCAACCAGCCAATCGTCGCCGGCGGTGGCAATCAGGTCCCGTTTGATCAAGCCTTCGAGCACCTTCTTGCGCGCCCCGCCTTTGATGTTGTCGGGGAACCATTCGATCTTGCCGCTGGTGTGCTGGATGGCGTAGGCGAGGATGGCGTGCTGTGCCGGGGTCAGTTGTTGCGTCGTCATGTTTGTTCCTTCGAGGTGGTTTGAACGTGTTGTGATGAACGCGCTGTTCGGCGGAGAAGCCAAGCGCGATCTGCTTGGCTCCACCGTATTCAGCGAGGACCGCGCAACGATGTGATCCCCGCTTCCGCCAAATCCACCACGGCTGCGAGGAAGGCAGCGTCAGCGCAACAGGGCGCGGTCTGCATGTCGTTCACCAACTGATCGACGACCGATTCGGTGCACGCGCGCATCGCGGCATAGGCGGCGTCGAGTGCTTCTTTGCTGGCGGTCGCCAGCTCTTGGCGGCAGGTGCGCGCCAGGATCGTCTGCGCCGCGTGGGCCAGCCTGATGGCCAGGGATTCAGGGGGCGGCAAATTCATCATGTGTCCTTGCGAGTGGTGGATCGTTAGACGTGATGAACGCGCTGTTTGGCACAGAAGCCAAGCACTATCCGCAAAAGAACCAGCAAGATTCAGATGGGAATTTCGATTCGCGCCTACGCGCGCTACCGCGGTGTGTCGGACGCCGCCGTGCGCAAGGCAATCGCGGCCGGACGCATCACGCCGGAAGCGGACGGCACCATTGATACCGACCGCGCCGACGTCGATTGGGCACGCAATACCGAAGCGCCGCGCACCGGCACGCGCATACGGCCCGTCAGGGCCGCCGCAACGCCGGATGGGGGGCAGACCCCGGATGGGTCGACATCGTCGCCCACAGGCGGCACGTCGCTGCTGCAGGCCCGCACCGTCAACGAGGTGGTCAAGGCGCAAACCAACAAGGTCCGCCTGGCCCGCCTTAAAGGCGAGCTGGTCGACCGCTCGCAGGCCATTGCCCACGTCTTCAAGTTGGCGCGTGCCGAACGCGACGCGTGGTTGAACTGGCCGGCGCGGGTCTCCGCGCAGATGGCCGCGACCCTGAGCATCGATCCGCATACGATGCACGTCGCGCTGGAGTCCGCCGTGCGTGAACACCTGCGGGAGCTGGGCGAGCTGCGCCCGCGCGTGGATTGATGCTGGACGCGGATTACGAAGGCGCCGCCGAGCTCGAGCGCGCCTGGCGTGAAGGATTGACGCCCGATCCGCTGCTCACCGTCTCCGAGTGGTCAGACCGCCATCGCATGCTGTCGAGCAAGGCGTCGGCCGAGCCCGGGCGCTGGCGTACCAGCCGCACGCCATACCTGCGCGCGATCATGGATTGCCTGTCGCCCACCTCGCCCATCGAGCGGGTCGTCTTCATGAAAGCGGCCCAGCTGGGCGCGACCGAGATGGGATCGAACTGGATCGGCTACGTGATCCACCACGCTCCCGGGCCCATGATGGCCGTCTGGCCGACCGTGGAGATGGCCAAGCGCAACTCGAAGCAGCGGATCGACCCGCTGATCGAGGAGTCGGCGGTGTTGGCCGAGCGGATTGCACCGGCGCGCTCGCGCGACTCGGGCAACACCATCCTCGCCAAGGAGTTCCGGGGCGGCGTGTTGGTCATGACAGGCGCCAACAGCGCCGTGGGTTTGCGCTCGATGCCGGTGCGGTACCTGTTCCTCGATGAGGTGGACGGCTACCCGTTGGACGTCGAGGGCGAAGGCGATGCGATCTCGCTTGCCGAAGCCCGAACGCGAACCTTCGCGCGTCGCAAGATTTTCATCGTGTCGACGCCGACGATTGCCGGCGCCAGCACCATCGAACGCGAATACGACGCCTCCGACCAGCGCCGCTACTTCGTGCCATGCCCGCACTGCGACCACCGCCAATGGCTGCGCTTCGAGCAGCTGCGCTGGACCAAGGGTGAGCCGGAGACAGCCGTCTACGTCTGCGAAGCCTGCTTCGAGCCTATCCATGAGCACCACAAGGCGTGGATGCTGGCGCAGGGCGAATGGCGGGCGATGGCGGAGGCCGGTGGCCGGACGGCAGGCTTCCACCTGTCCTCGCTGTACAGCCCGGTGGGCTGGCGCAGCTGGCGCGAGATCGCCGCGGCCTGGGAGAGCGCGGTAAGCAAGGAGAGCGGGTCGGCGGCGGCGATCAAGACCTTCCGCAACACCGAACTGGGCGAGACCTGGGTCGAGGAGGGCGAGGCACCGGACTGGCAGCGCCTGCTGGAGCGTCGCGAGGACTATCCCATCGGCACCGTGCCGGCGGGCGGCCTGTTGCTCTCGGCTGGCGCCGACGTGCAGAAGGATCGCATCGAGGTGTCGGTCTGGGCGTTCGGGCGAGGCAAGGAAGCGTGGCTGGTGGAGCACCGCGTGCTGATGGGCGATACCACCCGCGACGCGGTGTGGAAGCGGCTCGCCGAGTTGGTCGAAGCGCAGTGGACGCACGCCAGTGGTGCGACGATGCCGCTCGCCCGTCTGGCGCTCGACACCGGCTTCGCTACGCAGGAAAGCTATGCCTTCGTGCGCGCCTGCGGCGATGCCCGTGTGATGGCGGTCAAGGGCACAGCACGCGGCGCCGCGCTGATCGGCACGCCGAAGGCGGTCGACGTCACCCGCAACGGCAAGAAATTGCGCCGCGGCATCAAGGTGTTCACGGTGGCCGTCGGTATCGCCAAGCTGGAGTTCTACAACAACCTGCGCAAAGCCGCCGACGTGGCAGAAGATGGCGCGACCATCGCATTCCCGTCCGGGTTTGTGCACTTGCCCAAGATCGATGCGGAGTTCCTGCAGCAGCTGTGCGCCGAGCAGCTGATTACCCGCCGTGACCGGAACGGTTTCCCGATCCGCGAATGGCAAAAGATGCGCGAGCGCAACGAGGCGCTCGACTGCTACGTCTACGCGCGCGCGGCCGCGAGCTCTGCAGGTCTCGACCGCTTCGAGGAGCGCCACTGGCGCGAACTGGAGCGGCAACTGGGTCTGGCGCCGCCGCCGGACATACCGGCCCCAATCGAGTTGAGTTCCCCCACAGATGCCACCCCTCGCGGTGGCATCGCCGTTTCTGGGCCCCGTCATGGGGTCCGCCGAGCGGGCCGGCGCGTGATCAAGAGCCGCTGGCTGTCGTCCTGAGCACCCCGGTGCTCCTCATCCTGTTACCCGGAGTTCATCCCCCATGAGTTTGCAGACTCGCATCGAATCCCTCGTCCTGCGTCTGGCGTCGGAGTTCAAGACTATCCACGACCAGGTCGGCACGCTTTCCCGGCTGTCGACCACCGACAAGACCAGTCTGGTCTCGGCGATCAACGAGTTGCGCGCGCAGTTCGACAAGATCGCCAGCGCCGCGCTGATTGATGATGCCAACGCGGCGGGCACCACGACCACCTTCTCGGCCTCCAAGATCACCGGCCTACTCGACGCGCTCAAGGCCGACCTGCTGGGCGGGGCGGACGCGGCCTTCGACACGCTCAAGGAGCTGCAGGAGGCGATCCTCAAGGACCAGACCGGCATCGCCGCGCTGCTGGCCGCCGTGGACCGCCGTGTGCGCTTCGACGCCGCGCAGGCGCTGACCGCCGACGAACAGGCCCAGGCCCGCCAGAACATCGGCGCGGTCGCCGCAAGCGCCATCGGCGACCCCGAGACCGACTTTGTGCCGGCCTTCGAGGCGGCGCTGGCCGGCGCCTGATCCGGCGGCCATGTCGCTGACCGGACACATCGCCGAGCTTGCCGCTGCGATTGCCCAGGAGGTCCGCGCCCGCATCACCGCGGATCACCCGGGCTTGGCCCGCGCCTGGGTCTGCTTTGGCACGGAAGGCGACCAAGCAGTGATTCGGTCGGCATTCAACGTCCAGAGCGTCGCGCGCGTCGCTACCGGCCGTTACCGCGTGGTCTTCGCCGAGCCGATGCCCGACGACAGCTACTGCTGGGTGGCCTTTGCCCGCAACGCGGGCCGCCAGTCGTCCATGAAGGCCGCCGCCGCCCGCGTGCGCGCCGAGGCGAAGACGGCCGCGTTTGTGGAGGTCATCTGCACGACCGCCACCGGGACGCTATCGGACACGTCTGAATTCAACCTGATGGTTTACCGCTGAATGGCATATACCGAAGCGCAGCTGCAAGCGCTGGAGGCCGCGCTCGCCCGTGGCGAGCGTCGTGTCACTTTCCAAGACAAGACGGTCGAGTACCGCACGGTCGATGAGCTCAAGGTCGCGATCGGCGAGGTCAGGCGCGGCCTGTTCGAGCAGGCCGCCGAAACCGGCCTGTGGCCGGCCGCCCCGCGCCAGATCCGGGTGACGACCGGTAAAGGCTTCTGATGGCCCGAGCTGTATCTCGACAATCCATCGGGTGGTTCGGCCGGATCCGCAGCCTGTTTGGCCAGGCGCCGGTCCACGAGGCCGCCGGCCGGGGCAGGCGATCGCTGGCCTGGAGGCCTGGCAACCCAGGCGCGGTGGCGGCGCTGCTCGCCAGTGGCGAGGACCTGCGCATCAAGAGCCGGGATCTGGTCCGGCGCAACGCCTGGGCACAGGCCGGCATCGAGGCGTTCGTCGCCAACGCGGTCGGCACCGGCATCAAGCCGCAGAGTCTGTCCACCGACGACGCTTTCAAGGCGGACGTACAGGCGTTGTGGCGCGACTGGACCGAGGAGGCCGATGCAGCCGGCCAGACCGACTTCTACGGCCTGCAGGCGCTCGCCTGCCGCGCCATGCTCGAAGGCGGCGAGTGCCTGATCCGCCTGCGCCCGCGCCGTCCCGAGGACGGCCTAGCCGTACCGCTGCAACTGCAGCTGCTGGAGGCAGAGCACTTGCCGATGACCCTGAACGTCGACCTGCCGCCAACCGCAGGGGCCTCCGGCCCGGGCAACGTGGTGCGCTCGGGCATCGAGTTCGACGGGCTGGGTCGGCGCGTCGCATACCACCTGTACCGGTCGCATCCAGACGATGGCCGGTTGGCGCCAATGTCGGGGCAGGGCGGGCTCGACACCGTGCGGGTCGACGCGAGCGAGATCATCCACCTGTATCGCGTGCTGCGTCCGGGCCAGATCCGGGGCGAGCCGTGGCTGTCGCGGGCGCTGGTCAAGTTGTACGAGCTCGACCAGTACGACGACGCCGAGCTGGTGCGCAAGAAGACCGCCGCCATGTTCGCGGGCTTCGTCACGCGCCAGAGCCCCGAGGACAACCTGATGGGCGAGGGTTTGCCGGACGAGGCTGGCATCTCGCTGGTGGGGCTCGAGCCGGGGACGCTGCAGATTCTGGAGCCGGGCGAAGACATCAAGTTCTCCGATCCGGCCGATGTCGGCGGCTCCTATGGCGAGTTCCTGCGCACGCAGTTCCGCGCGGTGGCCGCAGCCCTGGGCATCACCTACGAACAATTGACCGGCGACCTCACTGGCGTCAACTACTCGTCCATCCGCGCGGGGCTGCTGGAGTTCCGCCGCCGCTGCGAGATGGTGCAGCACAGCGTGCTGGTGCACCAGATGTGCCGCCCGGTGTGGGCTGCCTGGATGAAGCAGGCGGTGCTCTCCGGTGCGCTGATCGCCCCCGGCTTCGCGCGCGGCGGGGTGGCTCGCCGGCGCCAATACCTGCAGGCGAAGTGGATCCCGCAGGGCTGGCAGTGGGTGGACCCCGAGAAAGAATTCAAAGGGATGGTGCTGGCCATCCGTGCCGGCCTGATGAGCCGCTCCGAAGCCATCTCGACCTTCGGCTATGACGCCGAGGACATCGACCGCGAGATTGCGGCCGACAACGCCCGCGCCGACGAACTCGGCCTCGTCTTCGATTCTGATCCGCGCCACACCGGCAAGGATGGCGCTCCTGCCGCGTCCCGCGCGGATGCCAACGCAGGCGAGCCCGTCGCCGCCTGAAGGATTTCCATGACCCTGTTGCCTCATCTGGCGACACGCCTCTTTGGCGTGCCGCTGGCGATTGATCGCCCCAAACTTGACGTGATCCTGTCGGTGCTGGGTCCACGCGTAGGCTTGGCCGGCCTGGCGCCGCCGGGCGACTACACGCCACCCGAACGAAATCCTGTCCGTGGCAATGCCCAGATCGCCGTGATCCCGATCCACGGCACGCTGGTGCGGCGCACCGTTGGCCTGGAGGCCGAGTCGGGGCTGGCCAGCTACACCGCGATCGGCGATCAACTGGACGCGGCCCTGGCCGACCCTGGCATCGCCGCCATCCTGCTCGATGTCGACAGTCCTGGCGGCGAGTCGGGCGGCGTCTTCGATCTCGCTGACCGGATCCGCGCCGCCGCCGCCATCAAGCCCGTCTGGGCGGTGGCCAACGACATGGCGTTCTCGGCGGCCTATGCGCTGGCCTGCGCCGCGTCGCGGGTCTTCGTCTCGCGCACGGGCGGGGTCGGCTCGATCGGCGTGATCGCCATGCACGTCGACCAGTCGGTCAAGGACGCAAAGGACGGCGTTCGCTATACGGCGGTGTTTGCCGGTGCCCGCAAGAACGACCTCAACCCACACGAGCCGATCACCGACGAAGCGCAAGCACAGCTGCAGGCGGAGGTGAGCCGCATCTACAGGCTGTTCGTTGCGACCGTGGGCAGCTATCGCGGGCTGTCGGCCGAGGCGGTGACCGCCACCGAAGCGGGTCTGTTCTTCGGGCAAGACGCCGTCGCCGCCGGCCTGGCGGATGCCGTCGGCACGTTCGACGACGCGCTCGCCCAGCTCACCGCATCCCTTTCTGTTCCTGCGCCGGTCGCATCCGCCCGCGCTCCCTCTCTCAACCTCCAGATGGACTGTTCCATGACCACTCAACCTGATTCCGCTGCTGTCCGCGTGCCGGCTGCGGACGCGATCGGCACCACCGCCCAACCACCGGTTGTTGCTTCGCCGCCGGCAGCCCCCGTCGCCAGCCACACCGATGCGGTGGAGATCGCCCAGCTGTGCACGCTGGCCGGTCGCACCGACCTGATCGCGGGCTTCCTCGAAGCGCGCGCCACGCCCGACCGCGTGCGCAGCCAGTTGCTCGCCGCGCGCGCCGAGGCATCGCCGGAGATCGCCAGCCGCATCGATCCGCACGCACAGGCTGTCTCTGCCGATGCCAGTTACCCCGCCTCTCCCCGCAACCCGTTGCTTCAGGCCGTCAAGAAGCGCCTGGGCATCCAGTAATCGAATCACATGCCTGTTCTTCAAGAACCACTGAACCTGGGCGACCTCCTCAAGTACGAGGCGCCCAATCTGTACTCGCGTGACCGCGTCACCGTGGCCGCCGGCCAGAGCCTGGTGCTCGGCACCGTGCTCGGCATGGTGACCGCCACGGGCAAAGTCAAGCAGCTCGACCCGTCCGCCACCGATGGCAGCCAGTACGCCGCTGGTGTGCTGATGCAGGCGTGCGACGCCCACCTGGCCGACCGTGACGACGGCCTGATGGTCGCGCGCCACGCCATCGTCGCCTCCCACGCGCTGCAGTGGCCCGCCGGCATCGCCGCCGTCGAGCAGCACGCCGCGATCTCTCAACTCAAGGCACTGGGCGTCCTGGTGCGCGTCGGAGCCTGATCGACCATGCAGAATCCATTCACCAATCCCGCCTTCGAGATGGCCTCGATGACGGCGGCCATCAACCTGATCCCGAACCGGTACGGCAAGCTGGAGGCGATGAACCTCTTTGCGCCGAAGCCTGTGCGCACGCGCCAGATCATCGTGGAGCAGCGCGAGGGTGTACTGACGCTGCTGCCGACGCTGCCGCCAGGTTCGCCCGGCACGGTCGGCACGCGGGGCCGGCGCAACGTGCGCTCGTTCGTCATCCCCCACATCCCGCACGACGACGTGGTGCTGCCCGAAGCCGTGCAGGGGCTGCGTGGCTTCGGCTCGGAGACCGAGTTGGAATCGGTGTCGAACGTGATGGCCGAGCGCCTGGAGACGATGCGCAACAAGCACGCCATAACGCTGGAACACCTGCGCATGGGCGCGCTCAAGGGGGAAATCCTCGACGCGGACGGCTCGACCCTCTACAACCTGTTCGAGGAGTTCCGCATCCAGCAGAAGGTAATGAACTTCGAGCTGGGAACCGACAAGTCCGAGATCAGGAACAAATGCACGGACGTGCTCGGCATGATCGAGGACTCCCTGCTCGGCGAAGTCACGACCGGCGCGCACTGCCTGTGCTCGACCGATTTCTTCAAGGCGCTGATCAGCCACAAAAGCGTCAAAGAGGCCTATGCGCGCTGGCGTGAAGGCGTGGTGCTGATCAACGACGTGCGTGCCGGCTTCGAGTTCGGTGGCATCACCTTCGAGGAGTACCGGGGCAAGGCGTCCGACGCGGACGGCAAAGTGCGCAGTTTCATTGCGCCTGGCGAGGCGCATGTGTTCCCGGTGGGCACCATCGACACCTTCAGCACGTACTTCGCGCCGGCCGACTTCAACGAGACCGTCAACACGCTGGGCCAGCCGCTGTACGCCAAGCAGGAGCCACGCCAGTTCGGCCGGGGCACCGATGTGCACACCCAGTCCAACCCGCTGCCGATGTGTCTGCGTCCGGGTGTGCTGGTCAAGCTGACGATGGGGTGACCATGGACATCGTGGCAACCCTATACGAAGCTGCCGCCAATGCGGGGCTCCTGAAGGAGTGCGTCTGGCGGCCGTCCGACGGCGGCCCGCCGCGCACCAACATGGTCGGCTTTGCGGCGCCTGACGAGACTCTGCTCGATGGCCTGACGGTCAGCACCGAGTACGTGATGTCCTATCCCGCCACGATCTTTGCGGGGCTGGGCCCCCGCGAGACGGTCGAGATCGCCGGTGGGGTCTTCCATGTGCGCGATCTGCGCGCGGTCGGCGACGGCTCCGAAATCCGCGCCAAGCTCACCCGCCTGTAACCCCGATGGCAGTCAACTCCGTCCGTGAGCGGATCCTGCTCGCGGTGATGGCGGCCGTCCATGCGCCGGCCCAGGCGGCGGGCGCCACGCTGCACCGCTCGCCGGCCGTCGCCATCGCGCGGGAGCAGTGCCCGGCGCTGGTGGTGTATCCGGAGAGCGATGCGATCGCCAGCCGGGCCAACGACCGGGTCACGCGCGAACTGACCGTGCGGGTGACGGCGCTGGCGCGCGCAGTGCCGCCCGCCGCGCCGGAGACGGCAGCCGATGCGCTGCTGACCGCTGTCCACGCTGCGCTGATGGCCGACGTGAATTGCGGGGGCCTGGCGCTCGGCATCCACGAACTCGATTGCGAGTGGGACGTGGAAGACGCCGACGCGGTGGCCGCCGCGATTCCCGCACGCTACCGCATCACCTACCGGACCCTGGCCGCCGATCTGGCGACGCCTGCCTGAAGTCCATCTGACTGCTGATTCGCCCACCAACTGAGGCGGGACTGCAGCTCGTCGAGAGCCCCGTTCGGGCCGCTCTCACCCCCGTACCCATTTCTGCGTCACGCAAGGAAATCCTCCCAACCATGAGTACCTACGCCTCCTTCCAGGGGCGCGTCTATCTCGGCAAGCGAGATGCTGCGGGCGTGCCCTACGAGGTGCGCTCGCCCGGCAACGTGGCCGAGCTGAAGCTGTCCCTCAAGACCGACGTGCTGGAGCACTACGAGAGCCAGTCCGGCCAGCGCACGCTGGACCACCGGATGGTCAAGCAGAAGTCGGCCACCCTCAACCTGACCATCGAGGAGTTCACCAAGGACAACCTCGCCCTGGCCCTGTACGGCAACCACGTCACCGGCGATGGTGGCGCGGTCAACGACGAGCCGGTCGGCGGTGCGGAGCCGCTGGTGGGCGACCGCTACTTCTTGGCCCACCCGAAGGTGTCGAAGCTGGTGATCAAGGACAGCGGCGCCAAGCCGGTGACGCTGGCCGCCGGCGTCGATTACACCGGCGATGTCGACTTCGGGTCGATCCAGTTCCTGCGCCTGGATGATGGCGCCACGCCGCCGACGCCCTACGTGAAGCCGTTGAAGGCGAGCTACGCCTATGGCGTGGCCACCGAGATCGGCATCTTTACCCAGCCGTTGCCCGAGCGGTACCTGCGCCTGGAGGGCCTGAACACTGCCCAGGGCAACGCCAAGGTGTTGGTCGAGCTGTACCGGGTCGCCTTCGATCCGCTCAAGGAGCTCTCGCTCATCTCGGACGAGTACAACAAGCTGGAGATTGAGGGCTCGCTGCTGGCGGATCCGACCAAGCCGTTCGACGCGGTGCTCGGTCAGTTCGGTCGCATCGTGCAGTTGTGAGGGCGGCCATGGACGATCTGGACAAACTCATCTCGCAGCCGGCCGAACTTGTCGTGGGCGGGGAGACGCTCGCCATCCAGCCGCTCAAGGTGGGCCGGCTGCCGGCCTTCCTGCGGGCGATCTCGCCGACGCTGCAGCAGCTCAGGGCGCCACAGATCGATTGGCTTGGTCTCTTCATCGAGCACGGCGACGATCTGCTGCAGGCCGTCGCCATCGCGGTGGACAAGCCGCGTGCGTGGGTCGATGGGCTGGCCGCCGACGAGGCGATCCTGCTGGCGGCCAAGGTGGTCGAGGTGAACGCGGATTTTTTTACCCGAACGGTGCTGCCGAGGCTCGACGGCCTGTTCGCACGGGTGACGCAGGCGGCGGCGTCTGGTTCGACGCCATCCAGCGCTTGATCGATCACGGCCACCGGCTGCCCGACATCCTCGGCTACACCCTGGCCCAGGTGCGCGGCTTTTTGGGGGCAGCCGTGCGTGCGGAGGCGGCGCGCGACGCCCGGCTGCTGTCGCTGATCGCCATCGGTACGCGGGGCGACGCGCGCAACCTTGAGCGCACGCTCGACCAGCTCAACGATAAGGCAAACAGCCATGCGCATTTCCGTTCGAATCGATAGCGCTGCGGCGCAGGCCCAGCTGCGCCGTTGGGCCGGGGACTTTCGGCCGAAGGTGAAGAAGGCTGTCGCGCAAGCCATGGTCAGCGAGGCTACCGAGCTCAAGCAGGACATGCGCGATCACGTTGCGGGGCAGATGCGGGTGGTCAAGAAGTCCTTCCTCAAAGGCTTCACGGCCAAGGTGTTGGACAGGGACCCGAAGCGATTGCCGGCGCTCTACGTGGGTTCGCGTGTGCCGTGGTCGGCCATCCACGAGCGGGGCGGTGTGGTCGCGGGCCGGTTGCTGATTCCGCTGTACGGACGCGTCGGCAGAAAGCGTTTCAAGGCGAAGCTCGCCGAGCTGATGCGGGGCGGCAACGCCTACTTCGTGAAGAACGACCGGGGGAACGTGGTGCTGATGGCCGAGAACATCGGGGAGCACGACCGGCCGCTGGCCGGTTTCAAGCGCCGCTACCGCAAGGCCGAGGGCGTCAAACGCATCAAGCGCGGCGCGGACGTTCCGATTGCGGTGCTGGTGCCGCGTGTCGTGCTCAGGAAGCGGCTCGACATCGAGCAAGTGGTGGCGCGGCGCATTCCGCGCCTGACCGTTGCCATTGAGGCGCGTGTCCGGCAGTTGGGCTGACCGGTGTGCGCCTCGTGGCGGCAGGCGGTGCCTGCCGGTGAATCAGGCGATCAGGAATTTGTCGCGGTTCTTGCCGATCCAGGCGGGTGCGCGGCCGCGGCCGGACCAGGTGGCACCGGTTTTCGGGTCCTGGTACTTGGGGGCTACGGCGGACTTCGGGCCGCGCTTGCCGCGCTTCGGTGCCAGCCCGATGTCTGCGGCGGTCAGGCCGTATTCCTGCACGACTTGCCGCACCTGCGCGGTGATCTCGGCCAGCTCTTTCTGGCGGGCGGCTTCGAGTTGCTCTTCGAGCTTGTTCTTTTGAGCAAGCAGGTCTTTGTAGGTTGCCATGTGGTTTCCCCAAACGGATTGTTGTAGTCAAAAAAAAGCCAGGCTCCTGATTGTCGCGACTGTCGATATCTAACTTCACGGAAAACCCAGCATCACAAATTATAAGTTCCAAGCGGCGAATTTGTCCCGCATCGCTTTATTCGGAATCCTTCATGCACTGCGACGAAAACAGAACCGTTCTTAACATGTTTTCCTAGGGCGAGGCGCGGGACTGTTGAGCCAATCTACTCGTCGAGAGGCTACTTGGGGGCGGTCAGCAACTAGGGCTAGCCATCAAGGCGCTGGGAACTTGAGATCGAACAAGGCGCGAAGGATAAATTCGACGGTTTTCCGATAATCGTCGATCTGGAGGTCAGTGATCCCCACCGTAGCACGCTCATGAACGAGCTTATTGCGCAGGTTGTAGTAGTGGCTGATTTTGTCCTGGATATCCTTCTTGATAGGAACGTGAGCAGTCACCTCTTTAATCACAATAAATCGCCGCGCGAAAATTTCGAGAATTTTCGAATCGGTGTATTTGTGAGGTGGAAATAGATCGGTCCGGCTGACAATGAACTCCTTGAGAGCGATCTCTAAATTGCTGTCGAGGAGGATAAGGGCGACCCGATTTTTCGTTTCTAGCTTTTGCTTACTGATTACCTCGATGAGCCCCATTGCTTCTACGAGTCCGATCGTCCATGGTTTCGTGTCCATCGCCCGCTTATTCGAGGCTCGTAGCTGGTCGACGCGGGCGAGTTTCCGGGTGCGAGGTAGCTTGGGCAGGACCGTGCGCTTGGTCGAGAGGGCTTCGATTGGATCGACAACCTCCATCTCTCCCTTCTTGTAGCTGAACACATCGTTGTCCCAATTGTGTTTGAGCCGACGTGAAAGCGAACTGAAGTAGCTGACGAAATTGATCAGTCGCGGGCGAATTTGGGTGAATGCTGGGTGATTGTGGTTCAGATCGCTCTTACTGCTGTTCCACGGCATGACCTCAGGCGGACCAAAGAATTCAATGATCGCGCGACAGAGCGAGGCGTCCGGGTGTGGGACACCAGCCTCGCTGGAGATAAAGTAACCCACATCGCGTGTGCGTAACTCCTTCACGATGAGACGGTTGTTACAGTAGACGTAGATGCCGTAGTTCTCTGCCTCGGGTACGCGATCGCGAATGAGTCCGGCTCGGAGGGTCGCCGTGAGTTTCTTGTCGTCGGCCGGTGAAATTTCGAACGTCGCGATGCGGGGCCGATAGTCTGGCGGATAGGCCCAATTGTCGAAAAGGATTGCTTCTACGGGCTGCCCTTCCAACCTAATCTCGCAGCCCTGTTTGATAAACCAGGAGTAAGTCTCACCGAGATGCAAGCGTAGCTGGTCTACATCCGCCACGTTGAAGCCCTGGCGCACTTTGGTGATGTCAACCGAGGTAGTGCCCGGCGAAATGTCGGGAATTTCATAGATGTCGAGGTGCCAATCGTCGGAGGTTAGCCAGTCATTGGTAATGTCGACTTGAATGCTCTTTCCGCGACCAAAGCGCGAGCGAATCTCCACCTGTTCGCCGAGGGCGACGCCGGCGCGCTTTCCACCCACGCCGAACGTGCCGATCACGTGGTGGCTGTCTCGAATGCTGCTGGCCCCGGGTGAGATGAGTAATCGCGCGTCCTCCTCGCGAACGCCGCCCGCGTTATCGGAGACGCGGATCATTTGACGTTCAACATTGAGCTGGACGTCAACCTTCAGCCCCGGCCTTTTGCCGCTAGCAAGCCAGAGGTCTAGCGCGTTATCGACAAGTTCGCAGATTCCAGTGCGGAGGTTGTAGTCACTGATGATCGCGAGGAACATCCGCTTTTCGGGCGTCCCATCAATTCGAGTGAGTACTCGCCTGCTTGTTACCAAAGGTCCCCCTCGGCCTAACCAGGCTGGACAAGCACAAATTCAACGAAAAGGTGTAGGCGGTTTTTGGCAGCCTTGTCATTTGGCGATAGCGATCAGTTTCGCCATTTCCCCCCAATCCACCGCAGTCTGTTCTGACATAGCCCCCCCGAGCAATTCTTCACCGATGCCCAACAATCGGATCAGTATCCTCGTCGCACTCGATGGCGCAGACGAGGGGCTCAAACGCGCCATAGCATCTGCTGAACTCAGTTTAGGAAAGCTCGCGATTTCTGCCAAGGCAGCAAGTGACAAGGCCGCAGCGGGCCTCGCCCAGGTCAAGGCTGGCGTCTCCGTCATCGGCGAACAGGTCGCTGCAGCCAGAACCCAGGTGCTCGCCTTCCTGTCGATCAACTGGGCCGCCGGCAAAGTGCAGGAGATCGTGCAGGTCGCCGACGCCTGGAACATGATGGCCGCTCGCCTGAAGCTGGCGACGGCCGGCCAGCGCGAGTTCACCACCGCGCAGATCGCACTCTTCGACATCGCCCAGCGCATCGGCGTGCCTATTCAGGAGACGGCCACGCTGTACGGCAAGCTGCAACAGGCGGTGCGCATGCTCGGCGGCGAGCAGAAGGAGGCGCTCACCATCACCGAGAGCATCTCGCAGGCGCTGCGCATCTCCGGGGCGTCCGTCAACGAGACGCAATCGGCCCTGCTGCAGTTCGGCCAGGCCCTGGCGGCGGGCGTGCTGCGCGGCGAGGAATTCAACTCGGTGGTCGAGAACAGCCCCCGGCTCGCGCAGGCGCTGGCCGATGGCCTGAACGTCCCGATCGGCCGGCTGCGCAAGATGGCCGAGGAAGGCCGGCTGACCGCCGATGTGGTCGTCAATGCGCTGCTGTCCCAGAAAGACAAGCTCGCCGCCGAATATGCCCAGTTGCCGGCGACGGTCAGTCAGGCGTTCGAGCGGCTGCGCAACGCCTTCGGGCAGTACATCAACCGGATCGACCAGGCCACCGGCTTCAGTGCCAAGCTGTCCGAGGCCCTGACGTGGCTGACGCAGAACCTCGACACAGTGATGCGCTGGCTCACGCGCATCGCCGAAGTCGGGCTGGCGGTGCTCGTCTACCGGCTGATCCCTGCGCTGATCACTGCGTGGCAGACCGCAGGCGCCGCTGCCGTCACGGCAGCCAGTGCTACCTCCGCCGCCTGGGCGACCGCTAACCTGTCGGTGTCGGCTGCCATTGCGAGCGTGGGCGTGCTCAGGACTGGCTTCGCCACGCTGGGCGCGTTCCTCGTCGGCTGGGAGATCGGCACATGGCTGTCGGAGAAGTTCGAGACCGTGCGCCGCGCCGGCATCCTCATGGTCGAGGTGCTGATTCGGTCGGTCGAGGAACTGCGCTTTCACTGGGACGTGTTCGCCGCCATCTTCACCTCCGACACCATTGCCGAGGCGACCCAGCGGCACCAGGCCCGGCTGGGCGACATGAACCGGATTTTCGCGCAGATGGTCGCCGACGCCGGCCGGGGCACGGATGCGGCCAAGGGCGCCATGAACGCGGCAGCCGGCGCCGCCGAGGAGATCGCCAAGCGCCTGGAGGCGGTGCGCCAGGGCACGCAGGAGGCGGTCGGCCGCGGCGCCGAGGCGGTCCACACGGCCCTGGAGAAACTCAAGTCGCGGATCGGCGAAGTCGAGCAGGCGGTCTCCAAGGCGAGCTCCACGGTGAACGACGCCACCACCAAGATGGCCGAGGCGTACAAGGGGCTCACCTCCATCATCGATGGCCACCTGCAGCGCCAGGTCGAGGCGGTCAAGGCGCGCTACCAGCAAGAGCAGGCGGCGCTGGAGCGCTCGGGCCAGGCGCAGGCGGTGCAGATCGCCACGTCGACCCAACTGCTGGTCGGGGCCCTCACGCAGCAGACGGCGCTGCGCCAGCAGGCCGCGACCGAGGCGTTGAAGCTGATCGATGACGAGTCCCGCGCCCGCGTCGATGCCGTGGCTCGCGAAGGCAAGACCGAGGCCGAGCGCGCAGCCAATGTGCAGCGGGTCGAGAACGAGATTCTGGCCACCCGGCGGCAAACACTGACCCAGGCGGCCTCCGAATACCGCCAGCACATCGATGCACTCAACGCCGAGGCCAACCGGCACCTGACCGAGATCCGGCGCATCGAGGACGAGAAGCGGCAGCTGTCGATGTCGACCGAGGAGCGCATCCGCGACATCCGCCGCGCGGGGCTATCGGACTACGAGGCGCAGGAGGACCGCAAGCGCCAGATCGCCGAATACCAGACCAGCGCCCGAGCAGCGCTGGCCGACGGCGAATTCGACCAAGCTCGCCAGCGCGCCAGCAAGGCCATGGACCTGGCCGCCCAGATCGCCAGTGCCCAGTCCAGCGAGGCCAAGCGTGCCGAGGACGCGCGCCGGCAGTCGGAAGCGGCGGTGACGCAAGTGGCCCAGCTGGAAGCCCAGGCCCGGGAGGCGACCGGCCGCCGAGAGTACGCGCAGGCCGAAGCCCTGACACGGCAGGCGGACGAGCTGCGCGCCCGATCAGCACAGCAGGCGGCGAACGCCGACGCCCAGGCGGTGCAGGGCAAGGCCGCCGTCAACGAAGCCATCGGCCGCATCCGCGATTCGCAGGCGATCCTCAATCAAACACTGGATGCGGAAGCCCAGGCGCACCAGCGCGCCGCGCAGTCGGCGGTGTCGGCCCGCCAGGGCATCCAGCAGACGCTGGCCCAGACCGACAGCCAGATCGCCCTGCTGACGGCCAAGCTGCAGCAGGGGTTCAAGGTCACCATCGATGCGGACACCGGTCGTTTCGACAAGGCCATCGCCGACCTCGACAAAGCCCTGGTCGAGCGTGATCGGCTGGTGGTCATCAAGGCCGATCTGGAGCAGGCCGAGAAGACGCTGCAGGACTATGAGCAGCGACTCAAGGAAGGCAAGACCCTGCCGGTCGATGCCGACGTGTCCAAGGCCACTGCGACGTTGGACAAGCTCAACGCCTACGCCCGCGACAACTCACAGCTGGAGCTGCGCGTCGCTACCGAGAAGGCACGTGCCGCGATCGCCAACGTCGAAGGCTTGCTGCGGGCGCTGGACCGCGTACAGACCGAGTCGCGCCACCGCGTCGCCAGCAACGTCGATGCCGTGCGCGCCGAGGTCCAGAGCCTGAACGGCATGAACACGTCCAGCACGCACACCATTGCCGTGCGCCGGGTCGAGGCGAATGCCGCGGGCGGTATGGTCGGCGGCGGCGCGCAGCAGTTCGCCGAGGGCGGACCGGTCGCGCCCGCCTTCCCGCGCATGACCGGCGGTTCGGTGCCGGGCACGGGCGACCAAGACACGGTGCCACGCACGCTGGACGCCGGCGCCTTCGTGATCCGCAAGGCCGCGGTGCGCAAGTACGGCGCGGGGACGCTCACGCAGCTGGCAAACGGCGTGGCGCGCTTCGCCACTGGTGGGGCCGTGCTGTTCGGGGAGCGTGGCGGCAGCCAGCCGGGCGGGGCGAAGCGCAATCGCGACGTGGTCGAGGCCCGCAAGATGATCGACCTCGGCCTGCAGGGCATGGGCGACTACGCCTCCTGGGCGCAGCACCAGGGCGGCGCCTGGGTCAGTTCGGACATGCGCTCGCGCACGATGACGAACTATGGCCGGCAGGCCGAGCGTGACCGGCAGTCGCTCGATGCGCTGGCCGAGCGCAAGCAGCTGACCACCGCCGAGCGGCAGACGCTGGAGCGGATCAAGACGACCTGGCGCCAGGCCATGGCCCAGCCGATGCTGTGGGGCCAGGATCTGGAGCGCGACCTGCTCGACTACATGGAGCAGCACCAGGGCGAGTTCTATCGGGAGGGTGGCGTGGCACCTTCCGACACGGTGCCCGCCATGCTCACGCCCGGCGAATACGTCGTGAACCGGCGGGCGGTGGAGCGCCACGGCGTGGCCTTCTTCGATGCCATCAACAACCTGGCGCTGCCGGCCCGCGCGCTGGCGAACACAGTCCGGGGCTACGCCACCGGCGGGCTCGTCCAGCCGCTGGCGGGCATGGCGGCCAGGGCGTCGCAAGCGGTGTCGGGCGCCTGGAAAGGGGCGGATCCTGCGGCGGCGCTGTCGCAGGTGCTGGCCACCTCCGTGCGCGCGCCGGTGCCTGCCTACGCGGCAGAGGTGGCGCCGGCTCGCACCATCCGTGTGGAACTGGCCTCCGGCGGTCGGACGATCGCCGCCACCATCGACGCCCGCGACGAAGCGCGGCTGCTCGAACTCCTCAAAGAAGCCCAATCCCGGGCGCTGTAACTCCGATGCAATTGAAGAACCTGGCGGACAGCGCGGTCCTCGCGCTGCCCGATGACCTGCTATGGACGGACGAACACGCCTGGACGCCCGCCGTGGCGGCGGTGTCGTACCTGCTGACCGGCGCGCTGCTGGTCGAATCGGCCGCCCGCCAGAAGGGGCGGTCCATCACGCTGGTGGGGGCCGCCGACATGGCCTGGGTGACCCGCGCGACGGTGAACACGCTGTACGCGTGGGCGGCGACACCCGGTCGGCAATTCGAGCTGGCCCACACCGATGGCCGCGTCTTCACCGTCGCATTTCGCCATCACGAAACCGCCATCGAAGCCGAGCCGGTGACCGGTTTCCCGGCCCGGCACGACGCCGACTTTTACCGATTGACCCTCCGTCTGATGGAGATCTGAATGCCGATTCTTTCCGGCGATGTGAAGCTGCTGGCCGCCGAGCGCCTGCTCGACACCCCCGACGGCGGCGGTCGTATGACTGGCCACGTTGTGGTCGACGGCCAGTCCAACAACCTGTTCCCCGACATCTCCGAGCTCGACCGCACCTACGGACGTGTGTCGTTGCGCAAGTCCTTCGTCGGGGTGCTGACCGATTCGACCGATTCCTACTACGGCGCCCACGCCATCCTCGCCGAGGCACCGACCGATCCGCGTGTCTCGGTCACGTTGTTCACCACCAAGTCATGGACCGACCGGCGCGATGCCGCCAAGGATCGCGTCGAGCGGTATCTCGCCCGCGGCGTTAAATGGCCCGGCCAGCTGCTGGAGCGCCAGCTCACCGGCCAGCGCGCCATCACGCTGCTGCTCAAGCCCGCCGACGCCTTGCCGCGCGTGGGGCAGGCGCTGGTGCTGGTGCAGGACGAGGCCAAGCCGACCGAGATTGAGCAGTATGTGCGGGTCACGCGGATCACCACCACCGAACGTGAGTTCACCGTCAGCGAGGGCGGCGGCACCGTCAAGTTCTCCGCCATCGTGGCGACCTGCGAGATCTCCGATCCGCTGCGCTACGACTTCGAGGGGCCGGCGCCGTCCAACCGCGACGACGTCTCGGCCAAGGCGGTAGTGCGCGACACGATCGTCGCCAACGCCGCCGTCTACTACGGCATCGCCCCCACCGTGGCCGAGGCGCGGATGGGGGACCTGCACGTGCAGGTGCCGGGCCTCTTCGGGCAACTGGTGCCGTCCGCGCAGTCGGAGACACCGCTGGTGGACCTGAACGCCGCCGGCCAGGCGGTGCCACTGCTGGAGAGCGGCAATGGCGTGCTGACCTACACGGCCAACGGCCAGGTCGCCAGCGGCCGCAACCTGTACCTGGGCAATCCGCTGGTGCCGGGTAGCCTGCGCATTGCCGGTGGCGGCTACACGTTCACCGATGCGGCAGGCCAGCTCAAGTCGGGTACGGCCACCATCGGCACGGTCGACTACGCCCGGGGTCTGGTGGCCTTCAAGGACGGCACGCCGGGATACGGCGGCGATTTCCAGGTCAGTTTCCGGCCTGCTGGCGCACCCACGCGCGTGGCGGATACCGCCGCGATCGGCATTGCCCAGGAGAACCGCGGCTACGCCTACACCATCACGCTGTCGCCCCCGCCCAAGCCAGGGGCACTGATCGTGTCCTACATGGCCCAGGGCAAGTGGTACGACCTGCGCGACCAGGGCGACGGGGCGATCAGGGGGACCGATTCGTCCTTCGGGGCGGGGACGCTGGACTACGTGACGGGCTCGGTGATCCTGACGACTGGGGCCCTGCCGGACGCCAACACGGCCATCCTGTTTTCGTGGGGGAGTGCGGCCAGCTACTTCAACCGGGTCGCGGCGCCGGTGGAACCACCCACCGTGCGTCACACGGTGGCACATCCTGGCATCGCGCCGGGCACCTTGCGTATCACGTGGCCGGACGGTGTGCGCCAGCGCGTGGCCACCGACGACGGGCACGGCGTCATCACCGGGGACGGATCCGGCACCGTGCGCTACGCGCGCGGCGAGCTGGTGTTCCGGCCCGCTGTGCTGCCAGCCGGTGGTGCGGAGCTGACCATCGACTACGAGTGGGGCCCGCCGCAGGAAGCCACCTTCGCGCACCCGCTGCGCAACGCCGACGGCACTGTCACGGTTCGGCTACCGCAGACCGACCTCCGCACGAACACGGTTGAGCTCGAGTTCAACCTGCTGATCGAGAACTACCAGTCGATCTCGGGCACGCCCGCCGAGATGCAAGTGGTGCAGCGCGTCGACCCAATCAAGATCGCGCGTGACACCGGCGGCGCGTTTGATGCTGCCGTGGTCGGCCGGATCGATTACGCCACCGGCACCATCACCTTCCGGCCCGACACGACAGTCAACATCCCGTTCGCGCGCTACAGCGTGCAGCAACTGGGCTGGACGGTGGAGGGCAACGAGCGCCGCCCGGTCTACCGCAATACCTTCAGCCACTGGGAATACAAGCCGGCTGGTGCATCGATGCCCATCGATGAGTCGGGCTACGTCAAGGTGCGCTACCGCGCCGCTGACGCGGCGAACGTGGCGACCGAGACCATGACGCTCGCCCAGTTGGAGGTCGACCTGACCGACCACTACGCCGAGGCCATCGTGCCGGGCAGCGTGCGCTTTGGCTTGGGCGGCAAGGTCTACGTGGACCGGCTGGGCTCGTTGGTGACCGACATCAACGCCAACACCGGGGCGGGCACTCAGGCTGGCGCCATCGACTACGCCTCGGGCCGGGCGCTGCTGACCGTCTGGCAGCCAGGCGCCGGCAGCGTGGTGTCGATGCAGTCGTTGCTGACCGAACTGGGCGGCCAGCCGGTCGATGAGGTGACCTTCCGCGTGCCGGCGGCGCCCGTGCGGCCGGGCAGCCTGCAGATCCGCGCCGTACCGCTCACCGGCGGCCAGATCACGGCCACCGCCAACGCGGACGGCACCATCGCGGCAGCGGGCATGCTCGGCACGGTGGACTACCAGACCGGCGTGGTGCGCGTGCGGTTCGGGCGCTTCGTGCCCGCAGCCGGCCGGGAAGGCGAGATCTGGTACAGCGCCGATGCCGTGCGCAACGGCCAGATCTTCCAGCCACTGCCGGTGTTGGCCGACACGCTGCGCTTCAACGCGGTGGCCTTCACGTACCTGCCGCTGTCGGCCGACGTGCTCGGACTCGATCCGGTGCGGCTGCCGCTCGATGGCAAGGTGCCGATCTTCCGGCCGGGGGACGTGGCCGTGGTGCACCACACCGCGACCACGCCGTTTCCGGCCAATGCGCGCGCAGGCGACAAGCTGGACGTCGGCCGCGTGCGTCTGTCCTCCCTGCGGGTGCTGGACGCCGATGGCAAGCCGGTGTCCACGGACCGGTACACCGCTGATCTCGATGCCGGCACTGCGACGCTCAAGGCTTCGCCCGCCGGTCTGGCTCTGCCGCTGGTGGCCGAGCACCGCATCGAGGATATGGGCCTGGTCTCGGACACGCAGATCAATGGCGTGCTGACACTGACGCGCCCGCTGACGCACGACTATCCGGCGCGCGACTCGCGGGTGTCGTCGGCATTGATCATCGGCGACCTGCAGGCACGCGCCCACACGCTGTTCGCGCAGCAGACGTGGACGGGCGAGTGGAAGGACGTGCGCATCGGCGCCAACACCATCGCTCAGTACAACGAGACGGTGTACCCGGTCGCGGTCACCAATCGCGGCGCCATCGAGGAGCGTTGGGCGCTCATTTTTACCAACACCAACGAGTTCCGCGTGGTCGGCGAGTCGGTCGGGCAGATCGCCGTGGGCAACACCGCCACGGATCTCGCGCCGATCAATCCCGAGACCCACGCGGCCTACTTCACGCTGCGTGCGGGCGGCTGGGGGGCGGGGTGGGCTGCCGGCAACGTGCTGCGTTTCTCCACGGCCGCAGCCAACTGCCCCATCTGGATCGCCCGCACGACGCTGCAGGGGCCTGCCACGCAAACCAACGATTCATTCCAGATCCAGATTCGCGGCGACATCGATCGCTGAGCGGTCTTACAAGCGTATCTCCATGACCATCAAGTATTTCCAGTCCAACCAGACCGGTGCACCGCAGCTGAGCGGCCAGCGCGGGACCCTGATCGCCGTGCTCAACGCCTGTCTTGGCAATGGCTTCAACCTGCGCACGCTGACCGCGCTCACCCGCGACGGCACAGTGGCGACCGCTACGGCGGACGCTGGGCACGGCTTCCGGGAGGACGACATCGTGCTGATCGCGGGGGCCAACGAGGCGGCCTACAACGGCGAGCGCCGCATCCGCAATGTGACCACCAACACGTTCCAGTTCGATGTTGCGGCCGAGGCAGCGGCGCGCGCCACCGGGATTCTGACCGCGAAGATCGCGCCGCTGGGGTGGGAGATGCCGTTTTCGGGGGAGGACCGCGCGGTCTACCGGTCGCGCGACGTGACCAGCAACCGCCTGTTCCTGCGCATCGACGAGACGCCGCTCGCGGGCGACGGCAACTACGGGCGCGGCCCGCGCACGGTGCTGGCGCAGATGTGGGAAGTGCTCAACGACGTCGACAACGGCACGGGCCGCGCCGAGACGATGTGGCGCAAGGCGCAGAACGACAACGCGACCACGCGCCCCTGGGTGCTGGTGGGCGACAGCAAACGCTTCTGGCTGGCGGTGAACTGGAGCGAGAGCTACCCGAACCGCTACGCGCCGTACTTCTTTGGCGACTACCCATCCTTCAAGGCGGGCGATGCCTACGACACGATGGTCGCTGGCTACTACGACCTGAACATCAATTGGGCCGAACCTTCCAGCAACCTCGTCACGGACAACGTCTACTCGGTCGGATCGGGTGTCGGTAACACGGGCATCTGGCTGGCGCGCGGGTATTCGCAGCTGGGTGGTCGCATCAACGCACAGTGGGTCAGTGCTCCGGCGGGCGGTGGCAGCACGGGCCTCGGGGCGACCGCCGTGCCGTATCCGAACCCGGCCGACAACGGCATCTACGTGATGCCGCTGATGATTCAGGAACAGACCGGCCCGTCGCTGCGTGGCCGGCTGCCGGGCTTGCTGTGTCCGCTGCAGTCGATCCCCGCGCCGGAGCCGTGGCGCTTCCCAGGCTTCGTGATCGACGGCACGCAGCGCGAGCTGCTGGTCGTGGCCGGCGCGGCCAACAACGGCAACGCGCGCTTGGCTTTCGATCTGACCGGCCCGTGGGATTGATCCATGGCCGGTGAAATCCCACGAGTCGTCGGCCCGCCCAGCCGGGTGTCGCCCGGCGCCATCGCGGGTGCGCCCACGCGCCATGTGCTGCACAACGAGACGCCCACGGTCGCTCGGAGCGACGCGGGGCCACCAAGTCCGCACGTGCCGGACGGCGTGGCACTCAGTGCGCCGGCTCCGCACGAGGGCGTCTCGCCGACGCGGCATGGCGAACTGCCCGCCTCGCGTGCCCTCGATTTCTGGGGCAACGGGCGCATCGAGGGGCGTGTCCGCATCGAGGGTGTCCCGGCCGCGCGCCGGGTGCGCCTGTTCGATGCGCTGACGGGCCTGCTGGTCGCAGAGGCCTGGTCGCGCCAGGACGGCTGGTACCGCTTTGACTATCTCGATACCGGCCGCGACTTCTTCCTGCTGGCCCACGACCACGTGCGCCAGTTCAACGCCGTCATCGCCGACTGGGTCCGTCCCGAGCCCACCGTTTATCCATGATCACCTTGTCCGTACCGGTCCGGAACAGCCGTTTGGCCGTGATCGGCCAAGCGCTGGATGCCGGCGCCGCTGGCGGCCTGCTGCGCCTGTATTCCGCGCCACGTCCCGACATCGGTCAGGCGCTCGCCGAGCAGGTCCTGCTGGCCGAGGTCCGCCTGCCGCAGCCGTGCATGGCGAACCTGGAGGGCGGCCGGCTCGTGTTCGCGCCGATCGGGCAGGCCCTGTGCCGCCGCTCCGGCATCGTGGCCTGGGCACGGCTGTGCGACAGCGACGGGCGCTGGGTGGCGAATCTGGATGCGGGGCTGCCGGACAGCGGGGCGGAGGTCGAACTGTCGAAGTTGCAGGTCTTCGCTGGCGGCGCGGTCAACGTGGAACTGGCCGAACTGATCGAATAGCGCAGTGACCGTTGATCTCGAATTCCGGGGGACGTGGAAGCCTCCGAACGGCGGCAGTGCCGATCTCGACTTCGGGGACACGCGGCAAGCGGTCCCAGAGGCGGTCAGCGCTACGGTCCGCCTCCGCCTGGCCCCGCCCAAGGCACGCATCCGCGCGGCCTACGACAACCAGGTGAGCCGCAAGCTGGAAGGCAGCGGCCGAGTGTCGTGGCAGCGAGCCCATCGCCAGGGAGCCGGCCTGCACGACGGCTGGGACGACAGTGCGCGTGACCGCGGTACGGCGGCGGTGTCCTGGCAACCGACTGTAACGCTGGCCGGCACTGTCCAGTCGGCAGGCGGCGAGAACCAGCGCGCCCGCAGCGCCAGCCGCATGCGGTGGCAGGGCGCAGAGCCAGCTCCATCCTCAACGGCGGACCGCATCAATCCGCTGGTACCGCAGCATGGCGTGCTCGGCTTGCCGTGGGGCGAGGGCGGGGCCTTGTCGGGCGCCGTGCTCAGCCCGTTCGTCTGGCTGGTGCCGTGTTCGCGCGGCCAGTCTCTGGGATGGCAACCCGCAGTGCCGCATGCCTTGCGCGAGGGGTTCGGGTTCTCGCCTGGACGCTGGCAGTCGGGGCGCTGGTCACTGCCATGGGAGATCGGCCGGCGGCCGCGCCCAGGCGAGTCGCATCTGCCGGTCGATCCTCCCGTGGTCGAGCCGGCGCCCAGGTATCACCCCGACCTCGACTTCATCTGCCATGCGACCCGCCAGGGCCTCGCGTGGCGCCCCGCGCTGTGGCTCGACTTCGGCGCCCACCCGTGCGGGCAGCCGGACGCCGGTGTCTTCAGCGTCCCCATCCTCAAGGTCTATTTTGTGAGCAACTCCGTTGATGTCGTGCGCCTGCCCGCCCGCGAGCCGATTCCCGTCAAGAGCGTCCGGCTCTCCATCGACGAGGGTTCGTGGGCGTGGGGACTGTCGGCCAGCCTGCCGTACGCGGCACTGGAACTGGTTGAGCCCACCGCGTCCGGGCCGGTAGAGATCGAGATCACGATCAACGGCGTGACCTGGGTGATGTTGGTCGAGAGCTTCGACGTGCGGCGCGAGTTCGGCCAGGCGAGCCTCGACATCCGAGGGCGCTCAGCGGTCGCGTACTTGGCCGAACCCTATGCGCCGAAGCGGTCCTTCGTGCCGGCGGCACCCTTCACCGCGCGCCAACTGGCCGAGCAGGAGCTGACGCGTGCGGAGCTGGTGACCGGCTTCACGCTCGATTGGCGGCTGCCGGACTGGCTGGTGCCGGAGGGCAGCTGGGGTTACCAGTCCCTGAGCCCGATGGGGGTGATCGGCCGCATCGCTGAAGCGGCGGGCGGCTACGTCAATGCCCATCCGCGACTGCGGACGCTGGTGGCCAAGTCCCGGTATCCGGTGCTGCCCTGGAACTGGGCAACCGAGGTTCCCGATCGGAGGCTGCCCATCGACGTGGTCAAGACGTTGAATCTGCGCTGGCAGGAAAAGCCCACCTTCAACGCGGTGTACGTCTGCGGCGAGCGCCAGGGCGTCACCGGGCACGTGGTGCGCGCCGGCACGGCTGGCGATCTCGTTGCGCCGACGGTGGTCGATGCGCTGATCACCCATGCCGATGCTGCCCGTGAGCGGGGACGTTCGATCCTGGCCGACGTCGGCCGGCAGGCGGTCGTCACGCTGGAACTGCCGATGCTCAGTTCGCTTGGCCTGCTCGATCCGGGTCTGCTACTCGCCGTCGGCGAGGGCGGGGCGAACTGGCGCGGCCTGGTACGTGCCACCAGCATCGCCGCCGAGTGGAACGAATCCCTGACCGTGCGCCAGACCATTGAGGTTCAGCGCTACTACCTGTAGGAGCCCGCAATGCCCAACCTGTGGCGGCAGTTCGAGGACTTGCTGCCGGATGCCCCGTTGCTGATCGGCACGGTGGTGACCCGCCACGTCGATGACACGGTCTCCGTCCAACTGCTGGGCGGCGGGCTCGTGCGCGTTACCGGCGCCGGTGAGCCGGGCGACCGCCTGTTCGTGCGCGGTACCGAGGTCGTCGGCTCCGCGCCGACGCTGCCGACCATCGACATCGAAATCTGAATCCCAACCTGTTTTTGCAACTGGAACCCGCCCTTGAGGCGGGTTTTGTTTTTTTGGAGCACGTCAATGAACGCACCGATGGTGGCTGACGGCATGGTGACCATGCCGCGCGCCGAATTCGAGGAATTGCTGGAGCGCGTTGCCGAGAGCGGCGCGCGGGCGGCACTGGCCGAAGTGGGCCTCGATGGAGAGAACGCCGCGAACGACATCCGCGAGCTGAGGAACCTGCTGGACGCCTTCAACGAAGCCAAGCGCACTGCTTGGCAGACCATGGTCCGGATGATCACGACTGGCCTGGTGCTGGCGCTGGTTGCCGGGGCGGTCATCAAGTTCGAGTTGTTCAGGGGGGCGCGATGATCGAGACGCTCCTGGGCGGTCTGCTGGGCGGGACCTTCCGCCTGGCCCCTGAAATTTTGAAGTGGATCGACCGCAAGGGCGAGCGCGGCCACGAGCTCGCCATGCAGGACAAGGCGCTGGAGTTCGAGAAGCTGCGCGGCGCGCAGCGCATGGCCGAGATCGGTGCGAGTGCCGATGCCGCGTGGAACACGGGCGCCATCGAGGCACTGCGCGACTCCATTACGGCGCAGGGCGAGAAGACGGGAGTACGTTGGGCTGACGCATTGTCGACGACCGTCAGGCCTGTCGTGACTTATCTATTCGTCCTGATGTACACGGGCGTGAAGCTGTCGACCTTCGTCGGCTCGGCGCAAGCCGGTGTGGGCTTCGGCCCGGCGTTGCTGGCCGCCTGGTCGGAAGCAGATCAGGCGTTGCTGGCAGGCATCTTGAACTTCTGGTTCATCTCGAGAGTGTGGGAGCGGCGCGGTGGTCAGGCATAAGGGACGCCAGAGGCGACCACTGGCCGAACGCTTCTGGGAAAAGGTCGACAAGCGAGGGCCGGACGAGTGTTGGCCGTGGATCGGCTCCATCGACACACGAGGCTACGGAAACATTGGCGCAGATGGCGGCAAGCCCCTGATGCGCGCGCACCGCGTTGCCTATGAACTTTGCGTTGCCCCGATACCTGATGGGATGGTGGCTTGCCACCGGTGCGACAACCGCGCCTGCGTCAATCCAGGGCACATCTTTATCGCTACCCAGCGAGAAAATATTCTGGACATGGTGCGCAAAGGCCGTCGCCAGTGGCCCAAGGGCGAACACCATCCCAAAGCCAAGCTGAGGGCCTCGGAGGTCTTGGCCATTCGCGAGGACCCACGCCCACCTCGGCTCATCTGTGCGCAGTACGGCATCGGCAGAACCACGCTGTACCAGATCAAACGCCGTGAAACCTGGGGGTGCTTGGCGTGACCAACATCCCACTTCCGGCCATCGAACTGGCCAAACGGTTCGAGGGGTTCCACCGTGTGCCCAAAGACGATTCGCTGAAGCGGGCTCATTCCTACATCTGCCCCGCTGGGTACTGGACGATCGGCTACGGTCACCTCTGCGACCCGACGCACCCGCCCATCACGCAGGCCCAGGCCGAAGTCTATCTGGCGGCGGATCTCGTGACAGCGCTCAACGCGACGCTGCGCTACTGCCCCGTGCTTGCCGTCGAGCCAGAGGGCAGGCTCGCAGCCATCATCGACTTCACCTTCAACCTCGGGGCGGGGCGGCTGCAGACCTCGACTTTGCGGCGACGCATCAATCAGCGGGATTGGGCTGCTGTCGCAAACGAGCTGCGCCGCTGGGTCTACGGTGGCGGCAAGGTGCTGCCGGGGCTGGCCGCGCGTCGCGAAGCCGAAGTGGCTTTATTGCGATTGAACTGAGGTGACGCTTGGCTTCTGTGTTGAACAGCGCGTTCATGTCATCACACCAACCACACCGGAGTACAAGATGTCCAAGTCGATGCAATTCAAAACCCCTGTGATCGATGACGTGCTATCCAGCAACGTAGACGCCATGCTGCAGGACCGACTGCTCGACCTCTTTAAATACGCTATGCGGTCCGTAGCCGTGACCCTGGCGCGCGCAGCGCAATTCGAGACCAGCGATTTCGCAAACACGGCGGTGGGCGGCTGCGACGGCTTCACGCTGGCTATCCGGCAAATCTTCCCCGGCAAGCGCGATGCATGGCTCGGCGTCTTCGAGAGCGGGAAGCAGCAGCTTGAAGTGGTTGGGCACCTCGAATAA